AAAAAATCGTTGGTCATATTGTATTCCCAGTAAATCATCCTCACGAAGATCTTTCGCCTCTATCCAAGTCGGCCCATCTGATTTCAAGCAATAAAAACGATGCTCTGGACTACATTCTATTTCATACCCCAGCAAGGTTTTTAGCTTGAGCGTTTTGGTAATACCACGGGAAAAATGATTAACGATTTTAGATAATCCTTCAAGACCATAAATGGCGCATGAAGACACTTTTGATTTATCTATGGCTTCACTAATAGTAATCGGTCCATTGTCACTAAGGACCATTTCTGATTTATTCAAGCACCACATGTTAAAAACCTTGGAATTGCCCCTGAACAAGATAGTAGCAGAGCCCCCAAACCGACCCTGCAACGGTGTAACTACTGGTTCTGCCTCTAGTATAGTCTTGCAGTGTGGACAATTATGGCCAAGCCGCTGCACAGCCTTAGCCTGCTTCGCTTTGCCGGGAGGAAACTGCCTATTGCGCCAATTACACTTGAAAAGGTCCAAATAATTATCCGGATATTTCTCCCTCTTCATCCCAAGCCAGATAAACAATTCCTCGTAGTTAATTATGCCATATTCAACATCTCCGGGCAAATACAACGCTGAATCTATAGGACGATCGGGATTATAACATACTCTGCAATGCGGACGGGATCGGAACTTATAGAGTGTCCGTTCGATCTGACAATTATGAGTTATAATTCCGTTGGCTGTAAAACTTTGATGCTTATCAACTCTTAGATTAACAGTCTTGGAAAAATCAACTGTTTTGGATCTTACAGGCAGCCACACCACTCTAATCCCAGTAGTACCATCGGCTTCGGCCAACCTATCGAGCACAAATTGGTCACTAATTTTCAAGCCATGTACCAATTTCTTAACAGTCTCAATTGTGAACTGTTTCTTTTTCTGTAATAAATGCCGCTGCGATTTACACGCCATTCGAATTTCTGATTTGGTGTAACCGGCCAGCAAATCTTGTATTCTGCGCGTCGTGACCCTATCAACCAGCACAAACGGTTTACTCGATAAATACCGCCTCTTGTCTTGCTTATATTGCAGCCTAAAACCAATCTTCTCATAGAACTTATTAGAATCGATAGTTGACATCTTTAATTGATATGCAGTAGCAGCGATATGTTTATGCCCCTTTGGTCCTACAACTACCCCGCGTTCACTAACTGACGTCTTTGATATGATATCGAAATTGAGTAGCACTATACGTAACTGATCAATAAGCAATTTTGACGCCGATGAGTACCCAACTTCACCGTTATACCTATTAGAATGGCCATCGCCATCAAACATTCCACAAAGTACACTAACCAGTACTGATCTCGAACACCTCAGCAGCCGCCCCGGAATGAATTTGTTGTAACAATTGACTATACCAGGCTCGAATCCAAGCTGTCCCAATAGGTCTACCAGTGCCACTCTGCTACATACATTCCTACCATTTCCCTCATATCGGAATGTCAGTCCGGCTGGCATTTTCTGTAAGTAGTCTATTATATCCTGATCATAATTGTAGATTACGACGCGCTGGGCCTCAATTGAGCCTTCAGCGATAATCAAGCCAATTATATATCCAAGGTCTGTGTCAAATTTCTTAGGCCACCAATGATGTGTCACTCGTCTAGTCGGCGTAAAATCAATAATATCATCATCACCAAACGAATTCTGACCAGCCTGGACAGCAACCAAATCACCCACAGCTACTTGATTCATCGGTACCCAAATAGGACCATCTTGGGATAATACTAATATCGGGTGCTCACCAGTCGCCTCGAGGGCATATGATTGTTTTAATGTAAGTTTATATGTCTTTGTTGGTGGCCTGCGGCAATAGTATTTAACAGTATCAACACCATGCACACCAATTATATCAAAGTTGCAGTCTCCCTCATCATCACAAGCAAGATCACCAATTTCAGATATGCCAGATGAAAACACCAAAGTACTTGGTACTACACACCAAGCTGTTTGGACCAGATCGCCGAAGGCTGATTCTTCCTGGCCCGGGTAGATGATATGTAGGTTCTGCTTGCGAATGATTTGGGTAATCAGCTCAGTAGCATGACTCATGATAGAATCACGAATCTCAACATCTGTGCAAGCAGTCCAAATATAATGGCGCAGCTTACTTTCGACTTCCTCATTTATGAAATAAAACTTTCTATAGGTAATCTCTGGATCATCCAGTGCTACTACTGGCTGAGATCCTAGGACGGCGGAACCTTGATTTGACAAACTTTTCGCCATCTATGGTACCATTACGGAATACAACTTGGGTCTTGTAGCCCATGGCAACTGCAGCCTTAAGACGATTCCTCGAATGTGCGTAGAGATACTTATTACACAAAAAAAGAAAATCATATACTCTCGCTTTGCCGCGCTCATTTTGCCTTCTTGCCCGCCCAATACGCTGATCAAATTCAGATACCAGCTTACCCCCAGTCGCAAGGATTAAATTCTCACAACCACCACTAAGATCTAACCCTCGCCGAACATTCTTCCCACCTATAAGTACCTTTCGATCGCGCCTTTCGAAAGCTTGAAGCATCCCGGGTCTCTTCTTCTTGGGGGTATCTCCATATACAAACTGAGAGTCCGGAATTAGAGCAGTCAAAGCATGTCCAAGATCGTGTCGCTCCACCAGAACAAGTGTGCCCTCATCGGGATGCCTATTGCAAATAGCTTTCACCAGCCGATGAAAATCCTCATTATAAATCATCCAATCATCAAGCGCAATGTCATAGGCAGACGAGTCCTTTGGATTTCCATCCTCCCCAAAAGCAAGCATATAATACTCAAGCGGAACAATTAAACCAGTTTCTTCAACCTGGATACGATTCTGCTGGTAAATGACAGAACCCAAGTGCTCATTCAAGATCAGCCTCTGCACAGGTTTACAATCATCATATGGGGTACCGGTAAAGCCGATTCGTCGTCTACCCTTAAACCAGTGACGAAATAAATTTTTGTAGGTATTTCCCACGGCCAGATCACAATTATGAACAAGCAATCCATTAGCTTCAAAACTTTCTACATCATCTACTTGAAAATCAATAAGATTTTTAACACCAACATATGACACATCACGAACAAACTCTATCCCATAACCATCCAAATTGTGATCTACAATAGGTATGGCCAGCTTTGACTGAATTGTCTCGACAAGATGTTTCCAAGTATTATCTCCTCTTTTCGTATGGTTATACACAGTCATAATTGGCATATGACTGTGTTTACTTATCTTATCATATGATATACCAAGTAATGTTTTAGCAGTGTAATAATCATCTATAATTATCGACGAAAGACCTGCCAATAAATCCTGCCATTGCAATAACCGATTTAGACTAATCTTGCCTCTAATGCAAGTCAAATCTCCAACCCCTATAGACTTTGCTAGGCAACATTTCTTTATGCCAGATTTAAGCCATCTCTCGAAATATGGCTTAGGATCAATCATTCTGTTGCTATCTTTAATATTAATATACTCATGCATCTTATATCGTTTCCTGCTGAATCCAAACGATACAAGATGCATAAATTTAACAAATTCTGCACCCGTTACTCGAACCAACCACTGATCATGATGATTCGCCTGTTTAGCTCGGCCAGACAAACCAATAGACGACATAATACCAATCCTAGATAACAATATTTGTACAAATTCCATAAGTTTTAAATCTATAGACACCACAGCAGCACGGCCCACACCTATCGAACCATCCGAGTCAAATAATCCTCTTAAAAAATTGATTATCGCAGATAATGAGGTGAACTCAAATTTGGGGTCTATGGAACCCATTTTCCTACCAGGTGTAAATCCAAGCTCACGCAGCCAAGAACACAACTCTGGAACATGTAATCGCAATACTAAATCGCCACGCTTATTATATTTAGCGCTACTAGTACCACACCATCGCACACTAGCAATCTTAGACCACGCAATCCAATCTGCACAATCTTTCCTGACGCCGAATTTAACTTGACGATTGTTAAGCATATGCCCATCACCCACAAACAGTCCCAAATCATACCAGCAACCAAAGCCATCGTCAAAAACTGGATTTAGATTATTCCTACAAGATAATAATGCATCACCATACTGCAATGATATAATGTGCCTGTCAACACGAAAACCATCTACATATGTGGCACATAAATGGTTGGCAGAACCAATCAACTTCCTGCCAGTAGACGTAGTTATGCAATATGCCTCTTGCCTGGATTTAGATATGCCAGTGATAGAATAAGCATGTCCATTGACCATAACTCTACTGTCAATACCGTGTTCGACACGATCTGCTAACTCGACTGCCCTGATTAATCCAGACTCAGTATTTATATAAGTATCTTCATCAACACATTCATCCACAAGTATCATCTCACATTTACCAATGAGTTTGTGCAAAGCCCGCGCCTTCTTGGTCCTACTCTGATATCCCTTCAACGATGCTGCATATCGCTTTTGAGCTTGTTTAAATTTCTGGGCCGCTGTCGACGATTCTGTATCCTTATAATTCTCCCTGCTTGGTTTTTCCGGCTTTTTCTTAGGCAACACAAGCGACTGAATTGAGCCAATAATGATCAACTCACCAGTAGGCATCTTCCCAGCATAAAAGAGTCCGGGCTCACTACAGACATCCCTAAGATCCAAACGATCCCTAAGCTGATCAATAACCACTATTTGCTCGGCGATAATGACTGTGGGACAGTTCATTACCTTACATATTGCAGCCATTATCTCTGATTTTCCCCCACCTGTAGTTATTGATACAACTCCACATTCGGTGGTGCAAACCTTCCTTATGGCATCAATCTGAAAATCTTTTAAAGTGATCCCGGGCAGAAAATCAGCATTAATCTCGTCCGGTGATAGTGGTTGATACTTGCTTGGCTCGCGTTCATCCTTAACCAGAAGAGACAGATCTTTCTGCTTACACAAGAGCCGCAACTCAGCCAAGAACGGTCTGGCCAATCGTTTGTGTGTCCTGTTATACTTCCGATAAACACCATCCCAAGCGGTGGCAGAAGTATCGATATACCGCGCATTTGGGTTCTCTGCGCTAAACCGCTCAGAGATAATTTCCTCTTCCCAGACGGTGATGTTATCGAAATAGATCGATTGATTCGTGAGGCGTGCTATCATAACCTTCAAATACGACACGATTGGGGCAAACACTTCTGGAATTTATAATGTCCAGCATCCCACAACCGCCTATAACCACACCAAAACATATTCTCGCACTCAGAAAGATTGTTATCAAATCTATCTCCCAGAAGCTTATGTAACTTACCCTTTTGACATTGATATCTGGACAACAACACCTTACCGTTACTACTTATATATTTATATCCTGGTGCTGTTATTTTGCTTAAACGAAAACCATTTTTTAAGTAGACATTTCCATTTGAAAATCTTCTATCAGCAAAAGTGGTAACTGCCCGTGGGCTTAATATGTCCATACTTCTGGTAAGCAATTTACTGAAGCCACCAACAACATAATGATTGAAAATAGTCGCAAATCGTATTATTTCACACTCATTATCTTTCTTGCTCAAGGAAATAGCACAGCACAATTTATTATCGAACACTAAGCCAGCATAAAATTGTGTTGGCCTATGTCCTTGCAAATGATGCGCTCTGAAAAAGTTGCCAGCATCCTTCGAATTAATAACTTCAAATTGGCATTTGCGAGCATGTATTCTGCGGGACCTATTACAATGGTGGGCAAGCATCGATTTTAAAATGTCAACACGATTAGTTTCAAAATCAAACACTTGTAATAATTTTAGACCAGCAGCTTTTGCCATATCGTGTTTGGTAGAATGCGCATATTTCTCTTTGAATGACTCTCTACGATTGTAACTATGCCAATAATATCCATGATGTTCTATGCCAAGTTTGTATTTTGGAATGTATATATCCAATTCTTTCGGTGCTATAACCGATCTATCATTGACAATATAATCAACATCTGATGGCAATAGCTTCAATAGCTCGCGGTGGCCATTAGACACGATAAGGCTACAAGATCGACATCCGGCCCCTCGCAGATGATCTGATGGTGTTTGATTGAATGGCCCATGGACACGACAAATTATAATCACCGGCGTCTTACAATTTATATAATCCACCAGAGAGTAATCAAAGGTATCACCGTGTACCTTGGTGGCCAACTGTAGGAAAATAGCGTCTGTGCGTCTCGTTACGTTGGAGGTTCTGACTGTGCTACACTTTTTGCAGCCTCTGCCAGACAAGTGCATGCACATATCCTGTCTAAAAATTCCATGTACGGGACAGATTATATCTATTATAGTTCTGTTATCTGCCCTAATAATATTACCATAGGTATAGTAAGCAGCGTGTACTTTGTTGGCAGCAGAAACCATGCTGGTATAACTTCTTTTAATACCACGTTTTGACGTATTTGCACACTTAGTGCACCCATGACCACGCACATGTATCAATGGTGTCTGGCCAAATGTGCCATGTTTCTTGCATATGATTAATACTTTTGTGTGTCTGTCTACGAACTTGACTTTAGAATAGTCATATTTGCCACTATGCACAGATATAAATTTGTTAATTATTGATTCTTGGTTATCGCGTAAAGATTCTAACCAGCATTCTTTGCATCCTCTGTTTTGAATATGGCATTTCGGAGTTATCCAAAATGCTCCATGCTTGGCACAGATTATTTTGACTTTGGTTCGGCTATTTATATATTCTACTTCAGAATAGTCGTACTTATCACCGTGGATAACAGAAGCTTTATCAATAAACCTGACACACATCGTTGCTGCAGAGCTTTTCTCCAATTGCATCTTCGTCGAGCCCCATAAAATCAATGTCTTTTAACCTACTATTGTATTCGTCGACTTCTTTTTTTGTTGCTTGCTCGTAGGGTGGTTGGGCGTATCCATGGTCTTCTATGGGTAAGAAACTTATCGCCTTTAGTTCAGCATCAAAAGCCTCTAAAACACCAACAATTTGGTGGGCCTCTTCTTTTTTAAATTGGATAGTTGTGCTGACACTATTATCACTCCAAAATCGCTGATAGTCTACACTATTTTTGACTTGTTCCCATATTGAAACCTCACTAATAGTTTTTGTATAGGAATTAATACCAAATTTCACGATCACGGTGCCTGGGTCATTAATAGCCTGCTCAATATCATAACCAGCATCTACCAAAGACTTAATCATGGAACTATTGGCTGAAATCCTAACCCTACGCCAATAGCTGCGTGATGGCGCTAGGGAATAGTGTATACCAGCAAAAACTCCAACAACCAAACTCAGTGAACCACTTGGCTTAACAGTTGTGACTTTATTGGATTTTGGACAGCATAACCAATCAGAATAGATATTGTCCCAAGACCTCACAACTTTGTAGCCATTGTCACAAAAATCGCGCAGTACGGTCCGTCTACCAAAAATCTTAAAGGCTTCAACAATACCACTCTGCGACAAACCGATTCTTCTATTGCGAAGCATGATAGAATTGGTTTTCGCATTATGAGTTGGTAGCAACGTTGTGGTCTTCGCGTAGAGATATGCAAACTTCAGTGTCCTATAATAATCCTCAACATTGTCGTGCCGAGATGGAAATGTCTCACACAATGTGCATAATTCGTGAGATTCAAGCGCCATTTCAGCACAAGGGTTCACACCTGTGGCTTTGTCTGATGTTGCCTGCTTGCCGTCAATAAATCTTCCATAGTTCTGAATATTATCAAGCCATATATAGCTTGGTTCACCATTGACGGCGGTCCTCTTTGCCATATCAGAATAATCCATGCCAACCCGGGCAAAAATGGCATTGTTAGATGTCCATCTATGATTATTACAAGCATTCCATACCTCTATGGAACGCTTCAGTAGATCGTGATTAATATTACAACCTTCAAAATCTTTAACTGTTGCAAAGATTACTGATTTCGCACATAACGAATCGGCAACTTCCTTAAAACGTTTTGCCTCATAATCAGTAAGTCCCCTTAAATAGTTCTTAATATTACAATATTCATCATCACACCCATCGCCTAGGGCCAAAAGTGCTACGCGCCTCACATTCCCGGCAACTATACACCTACCTATCAAATTCATTGCATCTACGATATCAACACTAGTAAAATGGTGATCTTTCCTTTGCAAAATACTATCAAATAACCCTCGCAATGACTCATGTAATTCGCGCAAAATACCGGGGCCGGAAGCCTCGCCACCAAACCCTTTTATGGGTGTTCCAGCAGGTCGCACCTGACTATAATCAAACTCAACACGACCAAACCTAGAGCGATCGGTATATGATTCAATAAGAACTTTCGTAGAATCGGCCCAACTTTCGCGAGAATCAGACACAGTAAATGTAGTATCAAATTCTTTGGGTGGACATATAACAACTTTTCCGGCACCTCGTGTATCAAAACCAACACCCACTCCTAACATAGCCATATCAATTACAAAATGAAACGGCTCTGCTAAGTCTTTATCAATATTCTCGGTGGATATATACCCACAGTTCTGTAAGGCGGCTCCGCCACGCTCCCACATGAACTCGGTACCCATCATCCAGAGACCACGCCCGGGTGGCAAAAATTTGAAATCCCACATCCGCTGGAACATCTCTTGGGCCGATACTTGAGCCTTGCTGCGTGTCCACGGTACATGCTGTTTATAACAATGCTGCCGTTGAATTTCATAGACGCCTTCGGTAACCCGCTGCAAAACATCAGCGAAACTTTCTTTTGAGCCATCTGGCTTTAGGCGGGAATAAGTACGGTAGAAAACGAATTCACCAAGTCCACCAAACCCAAATTGGGGTTTTTGGCCATGAAATCCGCTTAAGAAATCCTTGTCTAATTTAAATGGTTTGTTGGCCCCGTTCTGATTACCATCATTATTATTGAGTATTCTCGAGAAACAGTCTTTGACAAGGTTCTCAGTTTTTATCATAATGTTCTCCAATCATTTCCTAAAATCTGTGCTGCCTGTTTTTTAAATGTGATGTTGTCGGTTGAACTACCCAGCAGACAGAACAATTCGGCTTTCCCGGGTAATAAGCTATGCTGCTCGGGACTAATCCTGGATAACCGTGAAAGAGCCACCGTACAGGATTTCGAAACTGCCATGTACAAAGTGCTGAGACAATGCCGTTCAAACCATTCGACGATATTATAATACGAATCGGGTGCGGGACGAGATAACAATATACCAGTAAGCGATTTGCCATTGGCTCGGGCCAAGAGAAAGCCACGATTCTGGCGAAGTAGTGCCAGATGACGATCAACTTCCTCGCATTTACCATCAATACGGTCATAACAAATATCTAAGGTGTTACTTTGGAAGAATACAGCAAGTCCCTTCCGCAATAGCCTCTTCTCCTTGGCGTATTGAGCTGCGTAATGAATAAAGATGATGCTCGCTTGATCGTCAAATTCCCACTCTTCCAGTTTTCTAGCAAGTCTCGCAGCATAGCGCCATTGGTATGTTTTTGTGGGGTCGGTAGCTTCTGGGAATTTAAGTGTTTGTCCGTACTCTCGATACGCCTCAACACACCAATTCCAAACCTTCCAAACAGTCTCATCGCTAGTATGTATTTGAAACATTGCAAAATATTCAATACGAGGTCAAACCATGCCAGATGAACTTGAACTATCACTCAACGACAGCCAAGAACCAGATATTACAGAGGAAACCGGCTATGTCCCCGAGAACAGCGACGAGACACCCAAAACCAAAGAAGAACTCGAGAAGATATTTGAGGAGCGCTTCGAACTCTTCATGAGTCAATTATCCGAGCGCGTTGAACAGGAGAATGTACCAGTAGCCCTGGCCATAGTAGTAGACCCCAAATACCCAGCCACACCGATGGTCTACAAAGCCGGGCACATTTACGACCAAGCCCGCCTGGCAGCACACATCCTAAGAATGCTGCGCCAGCAAATGGATGAAGAGCTATCGCTCTAGCACAACCGGATCTACCAGAAGCTCATCAACAGACTCTATAGCTTCCTGTTTTGCAAAATCAGATTTCAAAGCACCCCTACACTTCACTAATGCTTGATGTATCGGATTGTGCTTATCAATCTCCAGACGATGCACAAATAACTGAGTATTCCCAAATCTCATGGGAATAAACGACGCACCCCAGGTATTATCCAAAATATCCAACGCTATCTTCACAAACTGATCAGACACCTCATCCGGAGCTACTGATCTAACCAAACCCTCAACAGAGGCAAAGACTTTATCCTTACTCGTAAGGAGATAAGTCTTAGCGGGATCTTGATCGAAGACCATTAACCACAATAGAATGACTTTTTCCTCAAAATTCATGCCCGCATACCACCATGGTCCTTTCTTTCAATATCTGCGACGTCCAACTCAACCCAGTATATCTCATAACAAATTGTATTATCCTCCAGCACCTCAAATTTGTGGAATTCACCGGGCAATAGAGTTGTAGTTTGCCCGGCCATAAGTATCGTTTTGTCTATTAAACCATAATCTTTGGTGACAGATACCATGATTGATCCATATTCAACATAAAACATCGAGTGCTTACTACAATGTTTGTGAGTGGATGATTCACCACCCTTAACACCTGTGATTCTACAAATCTCGACATTGTTCTTGCAAAATAGTCGACTCGTTGTGCCCCATATTTTACCGTAGATTTCCATATTTCACCCACAAGAATAATTATATATAAGAGCAATGTAACGGGGCTGCTCCCAGATTGCACCTGGGATTACTTGCAAATCCTCAACTTCGATCAGTCCCACCGGGCGTTTCTGTACCCCCAATCGTATTAGTTTTTTCATAGAAAAATCTAACTTCCCGATTCCCTTCGACGATTATCTCGTTAATCCCAACACCGGTCGAACCAGCCTTTGCCAATGCATTGGTCGGCAAAATATTGTCCGGCGGCGTGAAGAGATCAACATAGGCCACACCATCAACATTGCTGGCCACCTCAATAATATCCGAAACATAAAGTGGTTGACCCATGTCCCGGTTAGTAGTATTAAACAAATCATCAAGGGCAACATTAACATTATCCTTGACAAACGTAGCATCGGCATTTCTGCTGATAACCACCGTCATATCTACATCTACTGGCTTAATCGCCCCATCAAGAACCTCAATAGAATCAGTCAATACATTATACTGATCAAGATAATTCTCCAACGCCAGCTTAAGACCCGAATTGGGCGTAGTTAAAGTATCCGGACCCTCAGTAAGAACATACACCTCAACCAAATTCGTATTCAAACCAGTCCGCACTGTAGCCGCCGCCTTCGCAACTGCCCCAAACGTCGGATGAGCAAACGTACTAGATACCTGGATATAATCATCATCCGTCACGATACTAGCCGGACGATCAGAAGCAAAAGCACGAACCGTAAAATCGCGAGGAGCCCTCTTCTTGGCTTGCTCAATGGTTTCCCTGTCCGTCCCACCCGAACTCGGCACTAAATTCCTGAACAGAACCTGTACTGGCGAACTAGCAGGAGGGAGAGGAGAAATCGACCTAGTCTCATTAATAGTGCCACTACCAATACGACCTCGTATACCACCACCCGTACGGTATCGAATCACAATCTGTTGACCAGCCAAGGGCGACTTGCCATTCAGATCGTTGCCAAACAAAAACTCCACCCGACCCGCGAAAATAGTATAATTCATAACCCGATCGTTGGTCCCATAATTCTCCAACGACTCCATCGTCGCCAACCAAGTCTGAATCTCCGCACCAGTATCGATCTCTACCTGCACCGGCCCAGACAACACCCGCACAGCATCCACGATATACTTCTGATTCTGTCCACCAGGACTCGAAACACTAAACGGTGCCGCAAACTCACCCTCAATGCCGTAAGCAATCACGCCACGCTTCCCAGCCGGAATAGCAACTTTACCCGTAAAATCTCCAGGAGAGCGATAGATCTCATAGGTCACAGACTCACCATCCGGACCGCGAAAAGTGAACTGCGTACCTGGCTGAATCTCAAGATCGGTAGTAAGCGGCAACGTAACCGAACACTCAACATCGACCACGGCTGGCGTCTGAGCCCTAATGGCCTGATTGATCAATGCAAGATGATTCTGGACCGCCTCCTCCGTACGCGCCGTTGGCAAAAACGCCTCATTGGCCAAAAGATCTGCCCGCAACGCTAACTTAGCAGTATTACTAGCCTGGATCTCCGCCCACATCATGACCCCATTGCTAGCAACAAAATCATTAAAATCATCGGGATAATATGTCTGGATATATTCAATTATTGCCCGCCGAGAAGTATCAAAATCCAATGCGCTAAAATTCACACGCCGCAATCTGGCTGGTGGTAAAAGCACACCAATCTCTTCAGGATCAGTTGGCAAATCAAACAGCGTCAATTGCGTCTCAACCATTACTCACCCCTAAAGTGAAATATCCTGCTCTAACTCCAAAATCGCGTTGGGATCGAAAGTCACATTCGCTACCACTTTAATCTTGACAATCTGACCATCATCCAGAGGCTGCACTGTCACCTGCGGATCAAACACTCTCGGCTCAGAACGAAGAATCTCCTCCCGAATACCATCAGCCAAAAGATCATAACTAATATCATCACTAGGGTCAAACAAGGTCTCACGGATGGGCGTCCCAAAAGTCGGGCGATGAATACGCTCACCCGGCGACGTCATAATCAACTGAAGCAAATCATTCTTGATAAGCCTCAAATCCTCCTGGCGAGAGAGAACTTTCTCTGCACCACCAATAAACGGCGCGTTTGGGCCGAAATATATTGCCATCACATCATTACCTCACCACTTGTATCAGGTCTAGAATCTTGTCTCTCGTGGTATCAGCATTACTGGCAGCCTGATTCGCGATCTCAACATACTGTCCCAACTCATCCTCCAGAACCGGCAACTTAGCATTCAACTCCGCCAGCATCTCATCAAACGATGGATCAACAGCCGCCAACTGAGCAATAGCATTAGCCACCTTCTGAGTCTCATTCTGAGTCTTCTTGTTCTCATTGATTGCGATCTCAGCATCGCTACGCTGCTGAGTATAACTACTCAACTCTGCCTGTAATTCTTTCAGACGTGTCATAGCACTCGAACCCACCGAAGCTATATCCTCGTCAGTTAGACCGAGACCACCCAAATCAAGCAAGTTAGTATCATGACGAAGTTCAAGCCCACCAACAAGCATCGGATCCACTTCGGGATCAGTATCCAAACCAAACGCAAGAATCTGTCCCACTTCAAACTGCTTTTTGCCGGAACCGGCAACAGACTTGCCTGTCCTCGATATAGTAAATATCCTTTCGCCAAGATGGATCCGCCTCGTATTATCATCAATAATCTTATCAGATTTTTTCCTACGCTCTATCGCAGGCGGCAGCCTAATCGTTGTCTGAAAAATGCGAGGAGGATCTTCCATACTGATAGTATAGGTCACATTGCCACCATATTCTGGCACCTGGGGCAAAATAGACTCATACAGTGCTGTCGGAAACCTAACAATCATTACTCATCCTCAATTGGGTGCTCAATATCATCCTGTTTGGCAGGCTCCTCAAGCTCCTTGTTATATCTTTTACCCCTATCAATCGGCTGTATCCGCGGCGACCCAGCCGGTTCCGGTGGCAATGGCAACCGAATATGAGGATTAGATTCAATAAATCCCGGCATTAGAACCGTCCCGCTAAATTTGGGATTCCGACCAGACAATTCAAGTTTAGCACTACCCCCACTTAAAACCACCCTACTACTACTAGAAATAGAAATATCACCGCGCGATTTGATATTAATCTTACCTTGCTCAGAAATGATTTCAATATTCTTGCGGCAAAAAATCTGAAGGCGAGCCGGAACAAACGTCGACGGGGTCCCAATAGGTGAACCCTCTGGGGGCGGTATGAAGTATCCAGACTCATTATTCCGCAGAACATACTCAGTCCTGCCCTCATCATACCACATCAGCATATTACTACTACCACTGGCCGTAGTCCTGCCACGAAACACTGACATCTTGAACTTGCGCGAGAACCAAATACCACGACGATCAATATCCACAAGCTCGGCCCAAGGACCATCCCCCTTCTCGCCATCACGACACTCTATCCCCTGCTGCAACCCGCGCTCTGCCTTATTCACAAAATCCTCATCACCCTCCGGGACAACGTACCCATCCAATGGCTTCGAACCATGACCTGCTCTAGTCTTTAGTCTGAGATACTCATTATCATGATCGAGCTTCAAATGATGTGTAACCAATTCCGTATCTCGACTGGCCAACGGCTCTAGAAGGAACTCATTCTCTCTGTGCTTCTTCCAGCGTCTCGAGTAATCACGCCTCGCCACAGCAACCATAAAGTATTGAAGCTTATCACTCATCTGAACCGTAGAACCCGCCGGAGTGCCCCAAGTCGTCATATTCGTAGTATCATTCTCACTAAACTCCCAAAAGAAACCACATTCCCTCGGGACATCATTAGAGGACATACTCCTCGCCCGAGAACCAGCCGTCCGACGACCCTTCAATAATATTCCATTACCACGCGGAGTCTCCTCCTCCTCAGCCCGTTTATCATGCGACCCACGATCATCCATCACAAACTTAAAGCCATGCCGCGTAATAAGCCTGATAAACCGACCGTCCTTCTTGCCCCAGTAAACATCCTCCTCCTCTGTCTTCTGCCCAGTTTCATCCTTCAAAAGTCTCTTAACAAACAAATCATCCTGAGGATGCGCGCCCTTGTCGTACATCTGAAATAGCATACCTGCCTTGGTACGAAGCTTAATCCAGCGAAAATCAAGCTTTTCCTCCTGAGATATCCGACGAGGATCATCATACTCACCACGCCGCGTGTATGACTTAATCGGACCCTTCTGTGCCCACCCCACATCACGCATCTCAAACTTATGACCATACCGGGTAAACAACTGAAGGCGACGCTGATCCTTACCCTTGGGATTACCCTCATGAAAAAGATTGCGTAGGTACTCCCAACGCTTAACTTCCCATTCTTTATCCTTCTCCCAGTCGCCATAGAATTCGCCTAATTCAGACTGGTCTTGTCTGTCAGCCCGCTGGCTATCTGTTAGGGCTGCTCTTTCCTGGCTGGTTAATTGGGGAGGGTCTTCTCTTTGCCACCAGTATCCTTGGTCCGCGTTAATCATAATATGTCCATATTTGGACATCCTGATCATGAATTTCGAATCGGGATCGTTAACCTTTGGTGATCGCTGACTCTGGCTAAATCGTTTCTTCTGGATCGCGTCGTAGTCTGGTGCCGGGGGTGGCTCCTTGTGCTCGACAGGGAAGAATCCAACTGCGCCCATCATATCCAAATTACCATAACGATCCATTAACCCCTGACTCATAGGACGATTGTCCTTGGGCAGATAATCCAGATCATAATCCTCTGGGTATTGGCCTGGATTACCGCGCTTATCTACAGGTAGGGGTGTTGGTATATGGATAGACGGTAGGGTATAATGCCCTCGTCTAGTGGGATCGGCAGAGGATGTCCAAATTGGGCTGTAAGGATGGCCTTCCTCGAAAGAGATGAAGATTATATCACTAATACAGGGCGTGCGCCATTCACCAGAATTGGGACCGCCTAGGCTTGGAGCAGGTAGTGCCCAGGGATAGTCATCTTTCTTTAGGTCCTCATCGTGCATCTCGGGGCACTTAAATCGGACCCTTCCCATATTAAGAGGATCATTCGTCTCAACCACTTCAGCCCGATGCCAGTTATTAAAAAGACCAAAAAGTGCATCAGTACGAACACCCTCAAGGTCATCTAGCCGACACGCCTTGGACGTCATAAAACCTCCCCAAGCACTATATCTGAAAGTGGGGCACTAATCACCGTGCCACTCCGTGGCCAATTAAACACAGCAATAGCATTATTGAACGCAATGAGCATCCAGTCAAGTTTCGTCGTCCCATAAAGATCTTGCGATATAAGATCTGGCCTGCCCTCACGATCACTACCGATCCTCACAGCCATTTGCTGATTCTGTGGTAATTTCTCTGCGATGAAAAAGGGCTGGTTCCACGCCCCCCAGACTTCTTCCCCATCTTGGAGTACTGTCCGAGTCGATTGAAATCGTGAATAAGTATTCGCAAATAATGTCATAATTATTGCCAATCTATTGGAACTCGGGATTCGAGGTTCGGAAGCATAAGTTTCTCCTGCCCCTCCTGTGCCGCCCCTGCTGCTTCTTGAGCCTGCTCTTTGTTCCTAACCGTACCACCAGCGCCGATCCTTGTCCATAATCTCATCTCGACAGTAACATCAGTACGAAGAGCATAAGTCTGGTGAACCGCGCCGGCAAGAGTCGGAAACTCAACTTCTGGGCGAGGGCCCTCCGTGTTGGTCACCAATGCTTTACCATAAGTGACATCAACACTTTTCATACGGCAAGTAAATTGGTTAAACCCCGTATGTCGCCACATATGGAAATATACAATTAAAGCATTTGTTAAACTCATTTCTTTATAAGGACTCGCAAAATAGCTACGCAGATTCTGGACTTGCGTAGCTATTTTGCTAGGCGTAAAGAGTGAATTACGAGCACCTCCCCGAGCACCAGCAATATAAGTCCAAGTCATTGTAATCTCGCGAGCACCAGAAGTCGCATAAACTGCAACTGGTTCGTCACCACGCAATGGTGCCTCAATCCAATCACCCCTTCTATTATCAGATAAAAATCGTGGTGGGAATTGAAATTCGATTTTAGTACTGTACTTAAGGTCCCCGGAAAGCATCTGCTCACTACGGAACCTAAATAACATATCGCTTATAAGTGCATTATCAAGAGCCGTCAAATTAGATGCCATCAGTTATCCTCCCCAGCATGTCGAGTAGCAGCCGCAGATAACCCAACCATACCACCAGTAGCATAATACCCAGCCGCTGCTAAAGGATGCTCCATAGCATACTCAATCGCATCACCAATCTTGCCAGGCAACTCCACAATCTTATCAAGTGCGTTAGCAATGGCCTCGGGTGGCATTGCCGCCTCAATCTTCTCCAACAACATCGTCTGCTTGCGCAGATTTATATAATTGCTAGTCTCCATGACATCCTCGTCAGCCCCCGGGCCCAGACCACCAATAACCGGTTCCGCAAAAGCCTCCGCGGCCGGTTCGCCACTCATCGCCAAAGCGAGCTCTGCCTGTTCTGCTATCCCCTCAATGGGAGCATAAATCGCTTCTGCCCGAGCGGCCTGCGCCTCAATCATATCCATCTTATCCCGCAAAGCATTCGCCACATCACCATAAACAGGCTCGGGAGGACCAGCCAAAGCCCGAGCAATAGCCTCATTCATATGCACAAAAGAATCAGCAATAGCATCAGCCCTCAACGCCTGCTCCTCAATCTCATCCAACGCACCACCAATAGTAACTGCCAACTCCCCAAAAGAATCGCCCCTAAGCGCGATATCCGAGATCGACTTTGAGGACAGAGCCTCAAGCCCCTCTCCGAGAGCGCCAAGAGCGGCACCAATCTCCTTCAATCGGCCAAGTGGCACCATCCACAGGGCAACACCCAGAGCAGTCAAGGCCACACCAAGAGCTATGGCAGACCGAAGCATTAAAAATGAGCCAGAAAGAATCGATGCGGCGGCAGCAGCTAGCACTTTACCAAATGTCACCAGATTCCGACCAACCTGCAATATCTCATCTTTAGATACCTCTGCAAATTCTTTAATTGCCTTGGCACTAGCACTCATCGCTTCAGCCATTAACCAAGCACCTGCCCCGATCGCCATCATCGCCACACCCATCCGAATCATAGGCCCCAAAGCCGGAGAAATCACAAGAGCAATACCAGCCAGACCAGCCATAGCAACCGCCACACCCTTTAGAGCGTCAATAATCATATCCATATCACCGAACTTCTCAAGAGCATCGGCCATAACACCCATTGCCTTGGCAACAACAAAGGCAGCAGCACCCACAGCCAAAAGGACACCTGCACCAGCCACCATCAACGGAAGATACCAACGCCACCGATAAGAAACCTCAGCCATCGTGCGCATCAATGACTCAATAGCCACCTCCAATCCCGCCACAGCATCTTTAACATTTTTAATATCCGCAAACGCCCTAATAGCTTTTACAGCCGTCTCAAAGGCACCCGCAATCATCACCGCCGCAACACCCACTACGAGCAATGCATTGCCAAGAACCAACAACGGCAATGCAGTAACCAATCCAACAGCAGTAAGCTCAAGAAGCGACAACGAAATAATACCCACCGCCGCAGCCAGAGCCCCAGCATTTTCAGCCACCTCTATTGCTGACTTACCAAGCTTATCAAACGAATCCACAATCACCTCAAAAGCCTTCGCAGTCAGCCAAATAGCCGCCCCCATTATCAAAAACGCCGCCCCAACAGCCAGCATGATAGGAACAACGGGAGCACCAAGCGAGCTTAGAGTAGCCAAAACAGCAGTCATCGCAGCAAGTATTCCCACCACAGCCACCCCCGCCCCCAATGCTGCCCAGCCCAAACCGGCTATAGTCTTCATCGCTTCTGCAACAATCCACACGGCCCCAGCCACCATTATTGCAGCAGCCCCAATAGCCAACATCGTAACCGCCAACTCCTTCAGTACTAACCTATTTGCCCGCGCAGCCTTCCCCAACACAACAATAACCGCAGCCATACCGGCCATCGCCGCCGTCAAAATCACCAAAGCCCAAGCAGCTTCTAAGCCCAAAGACGCAACAATGGCCAAAGCCGTAGCCACCATCACCGCCGATGCCCCGATAGCCAGAAATGCTGTGGCCAAGGCCAACAAATTGGCAGGACGCATCGAACCCACCCAATCACTAAACAACTTAGTAACTAACCGCAACCCAAAATACAATCCCACCAGCGCAGCGATACCAATAATAAGACCAGGTAGCGCCTGCACAAAATTAGCAATTCCGGCACCCAACCGCTTGAAGAAACCAACCGTCTTTTCGCCGGCCTCGTTAACACCCTCTAAGTGCCGTTTGAAAGCAGCGATAGGATTGATGATTGCAGCCAGAGTGTTAATAAGGAAAGCAAGCACATCGGCCAGAACACCAACCAACTCAATGATAAATTGCATGACAGGTTTTAATGCCACCATCAAAGAGATCCAGGCATTGAAAAGAGGCCGTAATGCTTTCTCCCAATCTGCCTTGACCGTGTTCATGGACTTGCTGAATTCTACCAGCAGATCATTCTGATAATTGAACTCCTCCATCATTGGCTTCAAGCGTGCCAATAATGCTGTTGGATCTGTGAGACCCATCTCCTCGCGCATCGCCTTGAGAGCAATATTTAGGCTCTCCATTTGTTGCGCCGACATGCCAATCACTACCCCCATTCCCCCAAATACCGCCTCGGCAACACCCGGATCTAAACCCCGAGTCCGAGCATCAACCTCGGCAAAGTAATTCAGCATACCGCTAGCACTCTTTAGCACATCCTGTTGAGCCCTATCCATCCCAGCTAACTGATCCGCGGTTAGAGTTGAAGCATCTTTAAGAAAAACCAAGGCAGATGGTACCCGCACAATCGATTCAAAGAGTGCCATCATAGCATCCGCGTCGCCATGCACCTCCCTAGTCAACGCAGCCATTGCCATTGAGCCAGCATTAAAGGCTTGTACCCCTTCTTTACCATAGGCCGCTGATAATAGCCCAGTCCACTCAGCTTGTTGCTGTAATGCTTTATTTATCTGCTCAGTTGTCAGTCCCGCTATACGCATCATGTTAACCATACGGCCCAATGATCGCTCAGTATCTTTCGAGGTAAATCCTGCAAGGGTCATGGATCGAATCCAATCACCAGTTTGACTTATGGACGCCCCCGTAGCCCTATGGAACATACTCACTTGAGCCACATATTTAGCCAACTCCTCCTTTGGAACACGCAGAGAAATAGCCAAGGACTTCATTGCTTCGTGAGCGGTACCACGCAATAGGTCGTACTGATCAGAAATATCATTCACCTGCCTCACAATCTCTTCCTGGGCACCATATAAACGATAATTGGCAGTTATGAATTGATCCTCAAGCTCAATAAACTCCGCAAACGCAGTCTTGATCGCCTTCATACTGAAGAAAATATCCCTAAATCCCTCCGCAACCTTCTGGGCATTAGTTGCCAGTCTATTTGTATTATCTGCAATATTCCCAGTACCATCTACTTGACCGGGCAAAACATCTGCTATCTGCTGTTCAGCATCTGCACGCACCTGAACATTCTTCAGCACCTCCTGTCCAACATCCCGCATCTGCTGAACAAGATCTAGCTCTTCCTGCAAGTCCTCAATGCGCTCTTTCTGAATATCCCGGAACTCTTCGATAATTGGTTGTGTGCGGTTAAGTGTCTGATTGACTTCCTCCATACTATTGGCTATCTGCTCGGTAGCCGTGGCAAAACTCTCGGCAGCTCCTCCCAAGGCATCCTTATAATTGTCAGCTATCGTGGCTATTTGGTCGTTTATCCTGTTGAGTCTGTCAGATACATCATCTAATACCACTGGAGCGGTACTTTGTAGGTCCAAAAGCAAACTCAAAGAATAACTATTCACATCGGGCATGGAGAGGGTCCTCTATAAGTATATTTACCCCAACTCAATTGAAATCTAGAAAGAGCACCCGCAGCAAGATACTAACATTTTAACCCCACGAAGAAAGATCACAGTAGCGAAGAGCTTACAACCTGCTAGAGAATTGTGGGGTGTATTACCCCACCAAAATAGGGATGACCCACATTGAGCTGTGCTTGTTCCTGTGCTATAAAAGGTAGAAGGAGAACGCCATGATTGATGCCAGATTTGAATTGGACCGCGCCCGAAGCCTACGAAGTATCAGAGCACTCGAATCCAACCTGCTCGAGGCACTAGATCGCTGTGAATCAATACTTGACAGCATCGAAAAACTACGGGGCCTAAACTCCAAAGGTCACGCCATGTTGGACAAGCGTTTGACTCAGGCACAGGTAGACCTCGATGATCCAGACAAGAAAGTAGCTGCTCAACGTAGACTGGCAGATATAACCAGACTTCGGAAGGAGTACGATACAACCCTCAAAAAGACTGAACAGCAGTTTGATACTGTCTGGCGGCGCACTCGCTCGCAATTGCGCCAATATATCGGCAACAAAAAAGATTTCGATAACCAATTAATCATACGCCAGGCGGTAGTACAAGCTAATAAGAATGCTGGGGCAGGTAGTGGCGGGATGACCTTGTTGGGGCGACTCGGTGAGATTGTTCTGGCATATAGTGCTGTTAAGGGCTTCGGGCAACTTGATCGGATGTCGGCCAATCTCGATAAGTTAGCGAAGCGATGATTTGGCTAGACTATCTGAACGCAAGCTTGATAGGGTATGATATTATTCACCTGGAAGGCTTCAAATACTGCAAGAAATAAAAACAATGATTCGACCGCCACCCCCACCGCCTAAGCCGCCACCAATAACTAGGTCCCAATCGACGCTACCAGACAGGTATCGGAGACGGCGCAGAGTTCGTGTCTCAGGGCGAGATCTCGTGATTGCCAGCACCACTATAGTCATATTGATATGGTGCTTTGGCTCGCAGATAGGAGGTATTTTCGGTAATCCCCTCGCCAGATCTGTAAAATCTTTTGCAATCGCAGAGGAAAATCTTCTCAAGGTAGCCAAAGCGACAGGAGGAATCGATGCAGCGTGGGTCCCGGAAGTCGTTTCGAGAGTTCGAGTAGGGGTCGACGTTCCAGCCTATTACACTAGTCAAACTCACATGCTAGCCTCGGAAACACGTCGAAGATGGAGAAGATGGGAAAGCGCTTTTACAGAACTGCGGGCAACCTTATCGGAGAGTGATAACCAGGCCGCGGAACTTGAGAAACTCTCAAAGAATCCCGATAACCGCATCCAACAAATGGCCAAGGCAATTACCAGATGGTGAGAAAAATGACAGTACCACCTATCCAACCTCCGGTAATCAAGACTAGTTCACCCATAAAGAACGGGACAACGGATCTGACCGGAATCATTCTGGAATTATTGTGTGGCATTATTAAGGAGCATGGCGGACTTATTGTGGCGGGGTATGTCTGCGGTTTTCTTTCTTTTTCTCTTGTTTTGTTCCCCGCTCTTGGTATTGTCGCATTTGTTTGTGGGGTAATTCTTATGACTAAAGGCAGAATTGGTCATGGAATAGCCATAGTCATTATTAGTGTCACATGCGGGTCATTTGGAGCAATAAGATCACTCGCGGCAATCTTACAATTCCTGGGATAATCTGGTATCAGCAGATGCTGTTACTCTGACTATGCCCGATTGAAAGTATGCAGAACAATAACCCAACCATCGCCACCACCCAAGCTACCGCCGCCGATTATGGCTGGTTCAAGCTTTGGTGCCCCAACACCACTCTGCATCTATAGATAACCAATGAGATAACTACTCAATCACTTCCTCAAAAATATGATATGGATTATTTCGACCAACAATTGCAAGCAATCCTGGAAGCATTAGATACAACCCCCACTGAGCTCGATATCAGAATCGGTAATCTAGACCCCATGCCTACCCTCAGAAAAATTATCTATGGTCTCAACAATGCTGGTTATACAACAATAGGCTCCTGCCAAGGCCATAAATCACCCTCCAAGGGAATAGTGTACGGACCATATCTACTAGTTAAAGGACCAAAACAAAAAAACTAGCACGTATACTCGCCAAATCAGGACTCCCAGAAAAAATTCAGTTCTTATACTCAGAATACTGGGGTGAAGACCTGACGATGATAGACTTCCCCCAAAATATCAAATGGACACATGTCTATAAATACCTACAACAAAACTTATAATTTCAATCCATCTTCCAAGAAAAACTGACCAGGCAATCGCTAGAGATTCTAGCCAAAAGCGGGCTAAACAAGGTCGGTATCTTCACCAGAAGCCCACTGGTCCTCCGCGACCTAGACGTAATCTCCACGCTACCCAAGGGGCGCGTGCACCTAACCATCACACCCTTCGACCCAGACCTGCTGAAAGCGCTAGAGCCAGCAGCCATCAAGACCGAAGCCCGATACCGAACCGCAGAGAAAATCAAGGCGGCCGGAATCCGCCTCCACATAAACGTCGCGCCAGCGATCCCAATAATATCAGATCGGATGCTACAAGAAATCATAAACTGGATGGCTGATCTTCAAGTCGACGAATTCTTCGTCGATCCAATGCAACCCTACAACGAATCCTACGAGCAGATCGCCCGAGCCCTCGAACACCGAGCAGAGTGGCCCGAAATCAACAATATAATGTCAGAGCGGCCCCGCTACAACGCCTGGAAAAATAATCTGAACACCCGCCTGATCGAACTCTGGCGAAAAGTACAAAGCCGATCGCCCAACACCAAGGCCATCGCCTGCGACCACCAAAGCAAGTTGAAACTGGATATGGTCACCGGGGAAGTGATGGACTGGGCCACCTACGATAGCTATGAAGACTAAGCCCGAAATTACACAATACCGATACCACCCTCGGGATTGATATCCCCAGTATATGTGGTTCTTGTTTTACCAACCTTCTGGCCCGAAGCATTGGCATATAAACGATGACAGTGCAAAATCGTCACCCAACCCCTCCTTGAGATAATGTGCCTGAACCCGTCTACAATCCAAGTCCCATGCATGAAATGCAACTGATCTTTCTGCGTCCGCCAAACAATATCAATCGTGTCATAACCAAGACCAATACTCTCCGACCAGATATGATGACCTAATACCTTAAAACTAGCCCGCTGAAGGTATGGCGCATCTCTGTAATATTCACTACGAGCATAACCGTCAATATAAGCATCATACTTCATGCCCATCTCACCAGCCGCTAACTCTGGCAACGAATGCGCCCGAGTCCAGCCAATAGCCTGGGAAAGCGGATTGTTAGTACTTGGTTGTGTGTAGGCTTCTT